TAACTATCTATTTTGAATTTTCCTTTAACATAAGGAACAAAAAGTTAGTCACCCGGAGAAAAAAAGATGTTAGCAGCTAGTTTAGTTTTTGGTTCTTTCCTTACCATTTTATTTCTCATAGTGGGGTTGATTGGTGGTTGGACTGCTAGGGAATACATGATGAACTATCGGGAGATACCAACAACTCACCCCGAAATGTTCGATGAAAATGGAAATCTAATTCCAGACCAAGTAATTGCATTCAATTTTGAAAATTATGACAACGAAAACAACAGCGACGAAGAAGACAACGACTAAGATTGTGGAACTTCCACCACATCCATTTGCTTTTGAAGTATTTGATCTGGTATCAAAACAAAGAAGTGCTGCTAAAAAAGCAGAGGTGCTTCAGAAATATAATCATCCTTCATTAAGAGCACTGCTCATTTGGAACTTTGATGAGAGCGTTAAATCAATGCTCCCAGAAGGTGATGTTCCTTATGGTGGTTTTGATGAACAGACTGTTTATAAAGGTGGAACTTTGAGTGATAAGATCACTAGCGAAGTTCGTGACATGTATGAGAAAGGTTCTAATTCTGTTAAAGATCAACAACAAGGTAGAACCACCATTGAGAGAGAATATAAGAATTTTTATCATTTTATCAAAGGTGGTAATGATGGACTTAAATCCCTTCGAAGAGAGACTATGTTTATCAATATGTTGACTGGTCTTCATCCACTTGAGGCAGAGATTCTTATTCTTGTTAAGGATAAAAAACTCTCCGATAAGTACAAGATCACTCAAGCAGTGGTAGCAAAAGCATTCCCTCAAATTAAGTGGGGTAATCGTTCGTAATGCCATATCAACTAGGACAAGCACCTACTGTTAATAGAGAGGAAAATCAAATGGTTGATGATACAAAATCAGCCGTTAGTGTTGCTAAAAAGTATAGTTGCGAAGTCCTATTAGAAAAGACTTCGTATGAAGTTGCAAACGATAAATCATTTCCCACTGACGCTAAGTTAATTACTTATGTTTATAATGGACAAACTTATATGGATCTTACGAGATCTGCTAAGGATGTTCGTTTATTTGACCTGTATTATGATACGTACGGACCTGGTGCCGTACAGAAGATTGAGTTTGGTTTTGGTTCGGTCAACCCTAAGACATGGGGTTATGAAGCACCCGAAACCAAAAAGCGACGTTGATTCCCCAGATCGTCGGAAAAAAATCCGGCAAAATTTTTGACCTGTAAGGTTTTTTCAAAAATTGCTAAGAAGAAATGCTATCAACTCAATACCGCCTTCGCCTAGAAGGTATTTGTAAGAGAATCAGTCTAGGTGAGACGGTAGAACTAACAGATATGATCTGGGCAAATAAACTTGCCAAGGCAAATACCACTGCCAACGAAATGATGAGACGTGCTCGCAGGCAGGCAAATAACCCAGATATGAAGGATGGTAGTATTGATGATTTTATGAATAGGATGGGATTAGGTGACCCCGACCCATCCAACCATAAAACGGGGTTTGATAGTGCTGACGATATCGCTGACTGGTTTAATCATGACCGTCCAGATGATTGGAGGCAGCGTGACTGAAGATCCAAGAGAAAAGAATGAGAGGTTATGGATGGAAGCAACTGAAAAACAAAAAACAGAAGCACCTGTTGATAAGAACGGTTTCACGATGAAACCTCCTATCACTGATACTCAGTGTATCCTTATGTGTTTGAGAAATGCTCCATGTGGTGCAGATAAGAAACAAGTACAAAAACTGATTGATTATTATGAGTGTATTCCCTCCTGACTTCAAACCTGCATGGGAAGATAGAGTAGTTGATATGCGTTTACTTTCACCATCAGATACTGATTTTACATATGAAAGACCTGATAAGACTAGATATGTTTTAGAAATTAGAAAGAATAAAGAAGATAATTATTACACTCCAGAATTTCAAATGGAGTTAATTTCAACAAAACCAAAACCATTCGATTATGATGGGGAAATGGTCTTTGGTAGAGAGCAACCACCTATGGACTTTAATGATCCATGGCCACATAATCGTTAAAAAATCATAAAATTGTAACACAAATTACAAAAGTACTTGACTATATAAGGTACTAGGGTTATAATACCCTTATACGTTCATCTTATGCTCAGCACTCTGCTGGCATTCACCCTTGCCCATCATAATGATGCGTCAGCCTACGGTTGGCACATGAGTTGTGAAAGGTGGTTAGAAAAATCCATTGAAATTCAATCGGATTCGAATCTGGACCAAACTTCTAAGTATAACTTAATTGCTTATTTTAGAGGAAAGGTCTCAGGGGAGTGTAATCAAGTGTTGACGTAAGACGCAAGTAAGTCGCGGAACGGAGCGTTCATCCCATGTTAGAATTACTTCTAAGCACAACGCTCACATGCCAAGAAGCCGATACATTAATGCTTCGGATTTCAAAGCATGATGATCTACCTGCATTAGTCAAGGTAGAACTAGTAGAGACCGTTAAGGAATCTGCACCTGAGTGTTATTGGGACGCAAACGACTGAAGGAACGGGTAAACGGATCCACCGCAAGGTGAGAAGGTTAACTATCCACTTACTTCAGGAGTAGCACAATGGCTAAGGTAGTCTATCGCGGAATTTCATACGACACCCAAGAGCGTCGTGATGAAATCAAGGCAAAACAGCAGACTCGCTGGTTCAACGAAATCTATCGTGGAATTAAGCACTCTGAGCCTGTTGTAGTAGTAGGAGGCTGATTATGCAAGTAATCGCTTTAAGTTCTCTTGCTATGACTGCTTTTATCGGACTCATTTACGGAGAAGTTTATCTTCTTCATAAATTAGGTTAAACAGAGGGGGTTTTATACCCCCTTTTTTGTAAACATTTAACATTTGTATATTACGATACCATAACTTAACTAGATAGTATAGAATTAAAGAGACCCAATGAAGTAAAACCCCCATTCTTCATTATCTTCGTTATTGTCCCAAAAGGAGTTGACAATGCACAATCTAATCTCTCGCGCACAATTGCAGGAGTGGAACCACGTTGAGACCTCAAACGAAGGATTCGACGAAACACAAAAAATCAACGATTACTACGAATGTCTAATTGAGTGCGATTCATTAAACCAAAATCAATGTAAAAGGATCTGCAAAGAGATTCTAATGTAAATAAGAAGTCTGGGGAGTTGCCGCTCCCCTTTTTTTGTGCTAAAATATATACAGTAGTAACTATTGTATGAACAAGGACAAACTTAAACTGATTGTTCGTAACCTAGAGTTATTAGTCGATTCTCTTAAGGCAGAAGTATATTCAGACAAAGAGAGTTATCTGCAAGATAATCCTAAAGTCAGTTATCTACCTCAAGAGTATGATGAGATGTACGATGATGACGATGGGTATCCAGACTGATGGGAAGAACTAAAGAACTAATCAAGTTGCTTGAAGGTCTCATAGAGAGAAATCAGCATCTATACTCTGCTGAAAAACTTGCAGAGATGAAGAAAGAGTTATACTCTCTCAAACAACAACTATCACAACTACAAAAAGAAAACAGCAAAGGATTTGGTAAATGAGTGTAAAACTTATAAGTGTGACTCCCGATGCGGAGAAGACAATGGCATATGTTGCCCGTGTCTCAAACCCTAACAATCAAGAGAATCCTAACTATGCTAAATTGTTAGGATACTGCATCAAGCACAATCACTGGTCTGTATTTGAACAGAGTTTTATGTCTCTTGAGATTGAGACTACTCGTGGTCTGGCAGCTCAAATCCTTCGTCATAGGTCCTTCACATATCAGGAATTTTCACAACGCTATGCTGATTCCTCCTTACTCGCAGAGGCGATCCCACTGCCAGAACTACGCCGTCAAGACACCAAGAATCGTCAAAATTCTATTGATGATATTGACCCGTTTACGGTTCAGAAGTACGAAATGCTGATGCAGCAGCACTTTAATGCAGGTATGGACCTGTACCAAAAGATGCTTGCTGATGGTATTGCTAAGGAGTGTGCTAGGTTCGTTCTACCACTAGCCACACCCACTAGAATCTACATGTCTGGTTCTTGCCGCTCTTGGATTCACTACATCCAATTGCGCTCTGCTAACGGCACACAGAAGGAGCACATGGACATTGCAAATGCCTGCAAAAAGATTTTTGTAGAGCAATTCCCCACCTGTGCAGAAGCACTAGAGTGGGTCTAAATAAAACTACACATTATTAATTACATGGCGACATATCCAGTTATTAACAAAACCACTGGCGAACAAAAAGAAGTTGTTCTCAGTGTTCATGAATGGGATCAGTGGAAGGAAGACAATCCAGATTGGCAGCGTGATTATTCTGATCCATCAACTGCTCCTGGTGTTGGCGAAGTTGGGGAATGGAAAGATAAATTGAGGAAAAAATACCCAGGATGGAATGACGTAATCAACAAAGTAAATAAAACCCCTGGAGCCACAGTTAAAAACATTTAAAATGCCTAGAAAGAAAAGATCTAATGACCAACCTATTGGTGTTGGTTTGACTACCCGCCAAATGAAGCGGAAGAAACCCTTGAGTTCTGATTTCTTGGTCGATATTGAACCATTGACCGATAATCAAAAGAAACTCTTTGATGCATATAAAGAGCAGAAGCACATCATTGCCTATGGTTGTGCTGGTACTGGTAAAACCTTTATCACACTCTTTAATGCTCTGAGAGAGGTTCTGGATGAGAGAACTCCCTACGAGAAAATCTATCTTGTACGTTCTCTTGTAGCAACCAGAGAGATTGGTTTCTTGCCTGGCACCTATGAGGACAAGGCAGATATCTACCAGATTCCTTATAAGAATATGGTAAAATATATGTTCC